CCGAAATGATAAAGTTTCAGAAGGTGAAGTTGTGAGAGTAACAAAATATGGTCAAGAAATTGATCATGGTTTTACTACATTGTTAACCGTGAGAAACTGTGAAAGTGTTAAAAACTTTGGAACAGGACTTGATGCTGATGTAATAGGACCAAATGGAGAAAGTGTGTATAGATATAGTGTACCAAATTATGCCACTGCTGTAGGCGGTGGAGGACTTAGTGGGTATTGTGCTGGATTGTATTTAGATCTGACACAAACAACTTGTATACGTTATATGCACATAGGACGAGTTGCTGATGATTCAATAATGGTTCCCTTGTATAAGGAGGACTTTGTTGGTCAATTAGCTGAGGCACAGGGATATTCCATTGCACTACCTTCCGTAGTTGATGAATGTCTTTGTAAGTATGAGAATGAAGGAATTCGTATTGATCAAGGTTGTTATGTTGGAACATTGAATAAACGTTTTAACATTCCCACCGAGACAACATTGGAGGAAAGTGTGTTTCTTCTTGCGAAGGAAGAAATTCTTGGTTATAAAAGTTGTCCAGTAGCACCAGCTATGATGGAGAAATTTGTAAATGAGAATGATGAAGTGATTTCACCATTAGCGAAAGCTGTTGCGAAAATTTCCGAATCAAAACCTTTGAGAATGACTTCGTGGATGGAAGAGTGTTTGTTTGAGCAAAGCTCGCGCTATACAGGGAATTTTTCCAGTGGCGTTCCAAAAATTCAGTGTGTTCCGTTGACAACGGCGCAAGCCATTTTTGGAGATCCGTCTATGAATGTGGACTCTGTGCCAGGAGATACATCTATTGGCATAGAATTTAAACTTAAGGGTTTTAAGGATAAAAAAGAACTTATTGATCTTGATAAGCGTTGGTATCATCCAGATATTGACTTGCAGTTGTTGGAGATTTATCAAAATTCAGCAGCGAAAAAATTAACAGCACACGTTACAATATTTTGTCTTAAAGATGAACTACGTGATTTGGAACGTGTTAGTTTGGGGAAAACGAGAGGCTTTATGGTCGGATCTTTTGTTAACATGTTATTTGTTAAACGAGAGCTTGGCCATTTTGTTTGTCATTTGAAGAAACACAGGGTTATAGACCCTGGATGTATAGGAACAAATCCTCATGGATTTGATTGGACAATGATTTGGAAAT